ACAGATCCTAGTCCTATTAATATATCCATAAGTCTTTCATCTCTCCAAAGTTTCTTCCGCCGGATGCGTTGGTCTTGAATCGACCGAAGGGTGTCGACATAAACTCCCAGTATACCATGTTGATAAAGTCTCCATCCTCGTCGGCATAGTCTAACACAATGCTGTCGTGGATGATAAATGCTATCTTGGTTTTCTTTCCTTCGAGTATTTCGTTGATTGAGATTGCCCTATCCATAATCAAGTCGCTACAAGTGCTTTGGATGATGTAGTTTAGGGCGTGATACTCGTCGGAGGGGATCTCACGGTGGAACATAGTTTTTACCATGTTACCGTCCCAAAACATCTCTTTGACTGCTGCCCTATCATAGAGTTTAGATAGGACCTCATCTTCGGCATTTGGGTTGTAAAGCCACGAAAAAAGTTTCTTTTTTGCTTCATCTCGTGTTACTTGCCCACCGAACAACTCATAGGCGTTGTAATCGTGCAAATCTATGTAAGGCTGCTCTTTTCCGAGGAGACCTAGCATAACGCGAACTTCGGCTGCGTTGTAGTCTAACTCAACAAGCCAGTCGTTGGTTGGCTTAATAATCTTTCTGAACTTCTTATCCATAGTTAGAATGGGGAAGGAATGCTTTTGAGTGGTTAGTCTGCCTGTCTTTGTGCCGAAGGGATTGTATTTGATGTAGGGCTCTGTTCTGTGTATCTTCCTGTAAAAGTCTTTTGTTCTAGGGTCTGCCAGTTCATTGTTGAGAACAGACAAATCAATGTTTAGTTTCTGATACTTTATTTCTGTGGTTAGCTTTGTGATGTCGACCATGTTTTGGTAGTTCTCTGGTCGAGGGTAAGTGTCTAGAACGTGTCTGGTGATCTTGTCTTTCATTAAGCAGAACTCTTTCAGGAAGCCCTCGGGCACAAGATCAAAGAAACAATGGTCTTGTAGAGAAACCTTAGCGATTGCAAATGATTTGTAGAATGCTTTGAGTTTTGACCAGATACGGTCGTAGTCTTCTTTGAGTTCTGGTGGGCAGACTTCTCCTAGGTCTTTGCCTTCACAGTAGATGTTCGCGTATTCAATCGGTAGGTCCTTTAGGAACGAAGCATACTTCCAAGTTTCTTTGCCTTCGTCTGGGAGATCTTTGTAGATTTCTCCCTCTGAATAGATGCCGACGCACTTTTCTTTTTCATCTAACGCTTGGAATAACAATGCTGACCTTCTAGTAAAACTGTTTTAGATATCTCTCAATATACCCTAAAGCTGATGATGTGTCAACTAAATTGTATAAATTATCTATTTTTTTTATGTTTGCCTTGATCGCATCTTCATCAACGTTGGCTTTCAGTTCTTTTAATCTCAACATAAAATACAGCTTCATAAAAAAAGAAGTGCTGTATTCTTCTTTGAAATCCGCAATCGATATTGAAACCCTATCAATTGTGATCTTTCTTGATCGCTCCGAGCCACATGCTACTGTGTCTATAGCATATGGGAATTGTTCTACATATCTGTTATAAAATTTGAACATCTTGTTGTTTAGATTAACTATATCTTTTGCAATCGCTCTAAAATAATATCTGTCAAAGAACGTAGTTAGTGTCATTGGCGAGGGGCTTTCGCTAGAGGGCAATCCATGAGAGTGAGGTCCAATTCCATGCGGTATTTGATTTGGGTAATTCCACCCCTGCGCCTCTAAGGTAGAAAAGTTCTTTATTGTGTGTTTATGTTTTACGCCATTGGGATCTGTAAATATATCAGTTTCTCCATTGCCATCCTCGTTAACTGAATATTGGTGAGAGTGCAAATTTAGATCAGTCTCTAGGGGTAAAAACTGCTTTTTTATCATTTTTGTTTCAGAATTTCTGGGTGTGGATAAAAACTTCATCATCCTATTTTCTAAATAAGCCAGCATCTTTGGAGAGCTTAAGTTGGCAACGAGTCTAAATGGGACATTCTTGTCGACCATAAAGCCATACTTTGATGCTGTCATGACATACGTTTTATAGTTTATGTTATTCAAGTATGTGTCAAATATCTTAAACACATCAGATTGGTTGTCCTGCGAGATCTCGATACACAAACCAGAAGCCATCGGAGAAGTAATCTCTGATAGTAATAGACCCTGTATTGTTAGGGGAATATCACTTACAATATCTCTCATACATAGATTTAGAAACACTTCAAAAAAATCTTCAACGTTCTTGATCTTCTTGTGCTTGTTTCCTGCCTTGAGATATTGCTTAACGAACGATTCATATATTTGGTCATCCATTCTTTCGCGAATCTCTATCGGGTCATCCCATGCTTTGAACGCTTTCATTGGCTTTTTGATTCTACCACCATCATCAATCAACTTCTGCCCATTTCTGCCATTCATGTATCGCTGCATATCATTGAAGGCGTCGGCGACAAAATCAAAGGCAAACAAGTTGTCATTAGTGGTGCCCTTAAGTTGGACAATAAACTGGGGTCTTGGGAATAAAATGTTCTTTTGTTCGTCCATTAAGCCATACATTCTATTTTTTTGCAACCAAAAATCTATCGGTGCCGGGTATCCGTATCCCTTGGGGTACAACCTATCGTACTTCTTTCTTTGGTCGAAAAGAAGTTTGGCAGGGAGACCATTCTTTATATACACATCTTGATTATATTTTTTATATCTCGCCATCGTTTTATTGTTTTACTCCACTACTGGACTCTGGTTTGGGTTTGCTGTATATTGAGACTCTATATTATCAGATGTCATGTCGTTATCATTAGCCAATTTTGCTGCTTCCTCTGGTGTGAGCTTTCTTCCAGATACGGCAGAGGTGTGATTGGTTCCATTTGATTGCCAAGATGCTGCTATATTTGTTGTCCACTGCCCATCAGAACCTATATCATTAGAGACGTTCGTAACCATATAATAGCCACCAAGCCCCAATTCATTTACTATAGACCTTTCGCCTGCCCCTCTCCCAAAGCCAGATATCTGCGGCGTTATGCGTATGTATTTGCCGGGGGCGAAGAGGTTGTTGCCAATCATCGTCATTTCAATGTCAAATATATTCCATAGCTCAATTAAAGAATCTGGATTTCCGCCGGAGAGTTGCCTTTCTACCATCATTTCTCTCTGTCCGGGCTTTTTAACTTTAACAAATTTTATGTCTTTGATCAGGTCCGTTCTGCCGCCTGTTGAAGATGACGAGGAGTCTCCAAATACAAAATTGTATATGCCCCTTTCCATGTCTGTATCGTATTGATTTGATAGCCCTACGATCTCTTTTGATTCAACGCCATAGATCGTTAAGTAGTTCCATATCTGTGAAGCTTTTGCTATCTTGAGATATTCTGGGCTTGTTAGTTTTCTGAGTTTTTTCAACTGCTCCGGGTTGTCTATGGGAAAGCGCCCTGCGCCAGATGTGCTACCGTCAGCGCCTGCTATCGTAATCGGATTAGTTGCTCTGATAAACGTAGTTCGGGCTTTCACTGGGCTAAAGACCGGAGATCCTCCCAACTCTTGGTTGATCGCTGGGACGACTAACTGATTGACCATGCCCTGTATAAAGTCCATTAGCGATAAAGATCTAACATTCTTGTCAATAATCGTTTCGGAAAAGAATTTTGAAAACATTTCAATGCTAATTGGAACGTCGGCAAAATTAATAGATTGCTTTATTTGCTTTACATCTCCGCCGCTCGATTGTTGTTGTTGATTATCTACTGTATTTATCTTGTTTTCATATACAAAACTGCCCAGAATTACACCGAGTTTTCTTTTCTGCATAATTGTAAAAACATCATCCTTAATTGCTTGCTCCAGCAGATCACCTAGATAAATAAAGTTCACCCTCTTGGTATTAATCTCGAATGCTTCCGAGGTGGCATGGGCTTTTCCCAAAGCCTTGTTTAGCCCTAGGGCAACTGCGATATTGATGTTAACAGCGTCATCCCCAATACCGATTGAGCTTTTATATTTGTCTGCGTCTTTTCCTACAGATTTGTTAGCTTGCTCAATTATTTGTTCGTTTATTGCTTTGTTTAAACTAGCTCCAAAGTTCCCAATACCAGATACTACCTTAGCATTTTCTTTCATCAGTTTGGATGCAACATCATTTTTTTTCTTGGCTAATCCTTCCTTCACCCCATCCGTTTCAATCTTTTCATAAGCCGCCTCAGAAAATTGGGGGGAGAACAGTAGCAATTGATTCTTGGGAACATCGAACGAATACACTCTTCCGTTTTTCATTATGTTATTCATAAAGGAAGCATATCTTGCAATCTTGTTTATCCTACTCATAGAGTTGAGTATGTCTTCCATTTGTTTTTTGGTATCCGATATTCCTTGGGTACTGTCGGCTCGTCGACTTTTTGACGCGTCCATGTTTAGGTGGTAGAGGACAGGTTTTCCATACCTGTCGGTTTCAAGGAGGGTTTCTTCATATAATCCTGATTCAATATTGGATGTTATGACTTCTAACTCGGCTCTCCACATATCTTCCTGCGATTTGAAATTTGCTGTGAATTTCCATTCCTTTTCATCTTCGGTTAGGTTATTCAGTCTGGTAGTAATCTCATTAACTCGGGACTTTGCTGCTTTAATCTGCTTAGCAAACGACTCCAGCCTCTCCTTGGCCTTGAACTCTTTTTGAGCCTGCTCCCTCTGTGCTTTTTTTTCCGAATCATATATATTTTGCCGAGTATCTGGAGTTAAAACATCGAACTGTATTCGCTTTGCCATCTCTCTGTCGATGAAGGAGTGGTAATTCAAGGTAAGAGATAACATTCCATTTTGTTGAATATCCAATTCATAGTCTTCAAGTTCAAGAACAAGAACCACATCATTAAAATCAGCCCCTGCTGCCGCTGCTGCTGCTAACTCTGGGCTATCTCTTAATACTCCGGGTGCTACATAGTTCCATCCTATCTCTAATCTCAAAGAATAGGAGGCATATGCGGTTGGTCTGATTGCGCTAGCAGCTGCTTTTGCTCTACCAGCCGTTCTTCTAATTAAATCTATATAAGAGAATTCTGTGGCTTCTCCGTTTTTAGTCTTGGACCTGTACACTTTGCTTATCGCATTGAAAGAATTAAACCCCAATGTCATAGAAGCCTCTACGCTTCTTGTTGCCCCAAAGGATGTCTGGTCCTTCAGACTAAAACTCAAATCTTTAAAAAATGCTTCTTGACTTCTATCTTGCGGATTTAAAACAGTTTGTGTTCCATATAGAAACAGGGGTATCTCCACTTCATCAACTGCTTTGTTATTGGCATCTCTATAAACTTTGAATATTCTAATTTTTGGAGTTCTTGCCGAAGCGAGAACTGGATGTCCGCCAAGCTCAATGAAGGGTGCGACTGATTTTCCATGGGAAGTGATTTTGGATATTAATATGCTTGGCGATTGATCATCAAGACAAATAAACTTTTTAAATCCGTTTGGCTTTAGAGTCTTAGAGTTCGCGGCGTGTACATTTACTTGATTCATAAGAAGGCGCTGGGTTGCCTCAATGAAATCAACACTGTCAGCGCTTAGGCTTAACTCTCTTTGTAGATTATTTATCTCGTTTTGAACGCCAGCCATCTAATCATTCCCTTTACTAAACATTAAAGTATTCCAAAGTCCTAGCTAATGGCATAGGAATATATACAACATCTCCGTATTCTACACTAGCCTCTGTTGGTTTTTTATTAAAAAGAGCAATCACCCACCAATATGTAGAGTCTCCATAAAATTTATGTGCTAGCTTATAAAAGTGGTCACCTGTTTTCCAGATATGCCTTTTTGTTTGAAGGTTTGCAATTTGCTCGGCAGTAGGATAAGTAAATTGCCCTGTCAAGAATTGTCTTATTCGTCGCACTCCGCGTCTCTCGAATATGCTTCTATATTGTGAAGAATTGTTTGTGCCCGTTCTTCTGTTGTTATATCTGCTTGGCATTGCTTTGCTCCTTCTTTCTTAATCTAGTTGCCGTATTCCATTCTATCATCCCGCTGCTTGTCGAGTATCTTTTTCATTGCGGCTTCTGTCACTGCATCCAATTCTTGCTGTGGTCCAGATAATCTAGCAGCCGATACTTCAGAAGGCGTCCTGAAAACAGGTCTTGTAGTTTGCAGATCATCATCTGGGTTATCTCCGATTTGTGCGCTGACGTTTTTTACTGCGTATGGGAATGCTGTGAAGTCCGAGCCATCAGAATTGTCCGAGCTAAACCCAAGCCTCTGGCTGTGAAGCGGATTAAAATCAAAATTAATGGTCAAATACTTAGGATACAAGAAAAGCTGCCCCTCTTCATCGCCCTGACCGACCACCTCAAACACGCCCTCCTTTAAATCAAATGTGTGATTTAGCGAGGTTATATACCCTAACAAAGGACCGTTGGTTTGGGCGTCCTGTATCAGATTCATCATCTTCACTTGAAGGAGTGGTCTGTCTTTCAGAACTCCGCCTTCATAAGTTGGATACAGGAATTGTGCCATTTTGCCCATTTGGCTCATATTTCTGACTGCTATCTCTGATGCCTCTGCTATCAGTATTAGCCTTACAGACATTGATCTAGTTGTGTTCGAATAGTTTGCAATTGAGTCCATTCTACCATAAGATTGTTCTGCTGTCCAGTTTGCGTTAAAATTGTCTGAGAAGTCGTCGACGATCCCAGAATTAAACATAATGCTCTCTCCAGTTGCTGGGTATGTGATTTGGACTAACTTTTCTTGGACATAGCCACGAAAACTATCTATCATTGTAGTTCTCGTGCTTAGGTCTTTATATGGTGACTTCTTTACATCTTGTGCCATTATCTTGTTTTCCTTCCTACGTTAAAGCCATTTCTTTGTTCATGATGTTGACAACTGCTTGCCCCATCTTTCTCTTGTCCAACTCGACAGTAACATTGACAGGGGAGCCTCCCGCTGTATTAGAGGGAGCAGACATTCTAGCAGCAATAGTTTCTAGGGCGGCGATTAGTCTTTCTGGCACTTGTCCTCCGCCGCCAATAGCCTCGGAAACAGGACCTCCGGGCTTTGCTGCTATTAGTTGGTCCTTCTTATTAATTGGGGTGACCTTTGTTGTACCTCCGTTATTTTGGATGATAGCATCATCAACCCCGCTAGTGGTTTGAAATCCTCCCGACTCGCTGATCTTTCCGATAGATGGTGTTCCGGTTGATGACGAGCCCTCTTGAAGCCCAGTAACAGTAGCGTAGATACCTGCCGCCAAAGTTCCCGCTGCAAGACCCGCAGCCATACCCGCTACGGGTCCTAGGGTGGCAAAGTTTTTAAACACCATGAATGCGCCGACCGCACCCGCAAGCATCAGGACAGCACCCGCTGCTGCTCTTGCCGGCCCATCCAGTTGATCCAAAAGCCCAGTTAGCATACTGAATACTCCCATGCCGATCCCGATAGCCTCCATAGCAACACCTATACCAGCCATCGCTTTTGATGCTTTGCCAGCCCCTTCTGCTTGTTTGTTCAGTTCCTCAGTCATCGAGCCTGTTTGTTCCTGTAAGGCTTCATATTGTTGTTCTAGTGCTGATTTAAAATGTTCTAGGTTCTCCTCTGTGGCGTCAGAAGTGTTACCTAACGCTATTTGCTGCTCCAAATACGAATCAATCAATTTATCTTGGCTGCTTAATATATCCTCTATTCCGGATTGCTTTTGCTGAAGAGATAGCAATCTCAACTCTTTGGCAACATTGGCAATATTCATTGCCATGGATTTAGCCTCTTCCTTTGCTTGCTTCATGCCCAGCGCCATTTTGCCAACACCCATGACGATCATGCCGATCACCATAGGACCGAAAGCTGATCCTAGGGCTTCAGCGATTCCCGAAAGCATGTTTGCAACTGGCTCTAGCACTTTCACAAAGGGTCCAAACACATTCTGCATTGCGGTTTGGAATTTTTTTAGCACGGGAATTGCATCACGAGCCATGTCCTCGATAGTCATTGAGTTTTCTTTTTGTACCTTGTCTAACTCTTCTTGGCTTTTAATCTGCCCGTCTAAGATAGCAGTGAGACTATCAATCTCCATGCCAAAATTCTTAGCGAAGAATTGTTTCTCCCTGAAAGGCATGTCTCCCAGAGTCTTGCCTGCTCTAGCTAAACCTTGTTGTAGGATCTCCACTTGAGCAAAAGGTCCCTCGGATGCCGCCGAAACTAATTCGAACGTGTCGACAAAAGAGCCTCCCAAAACTAGGTTAAAAGCTGCAACCTTGGAAGACGCTTCATCAAACTCGTCCAGTCCGTCACTTAGTTGGAATAAGTTTCATCCAAGTTCGCCAACGGAAACACCTAGACTTTTTGCAGCAGCAGCAGTTTTCATCATGATGTCTGGTGCTCTTGCCCCAAATAGAGCTAGCCTAGGTTGGAGATTTTTGAGGGCGGTGCTAAGTTGATCTGGAGGAATGCCGATTGCTGCACCTTGTTCCACCATTGTTTTAAATGTCGACTCGGCTTGTTCTCCAGTCATTCCCAAGCTGGTCATCATGAAATTCAAGTTATCGCCTGTCTCAGATGCGCTGATACCTAATTGGCTTAAACTCGCGGCTGTCGCGACCATCTTATTTTGGAGCGCCACATTGCTCTCGCCGTTTTCGTCGACTAACTCTGTAAAGCGAGGGAAGTCTCTTAGCAAAGCAAGTTGAGCCTCTCCTACCTCTGCTATATTTATACCCAGAGCAGCCATCTCGTTTTGTAACCCCATGACATTTCCTAGATATTTTTTTCCTATGCCTGTGCCAGCAGCCAAGCTAGCGCCAATTGTGTCAAAGGCAACAGCAAGCTCAACAACCCTCGACCCTAAGAAGCCAATCATGTTTCCCAGAGAAAAGACTTCCCCTATTTGACTGCTTATGCCTGCTGCGAATCCTTGAATTCCGCCCTTAGCACCCTCTGTTCCGATTGTTTTAATAAGATTTGTAAGACCGGGGTTTGGCTTGAGACCTATCAATCCTCCCAGACTGTTAACAAGGTTGGCACCAGCGGCTGTTCCAGCTTCTCTGGCGGCTGTGATTTGGCGCTCGGTGTTGAGGGTCTTTGTTAAAGTATTGAGTCTTTCATCTGCTTCCTTGTTTTCTTCGGCAGCGTTTTCAACAATCTCTTTTTTTAGAGTAATAATTTCAGCGATTATCTTTTTTTCTTCTTCTGCGGTGGCACGAAGCAACCTGCCCTTCTGCACCTCTTCGTCTAATAGGTCAATATATTCCTTGGTTGTTTTATTGAATTCTTCGAATGAGGCTTTTCTAAGTGTTGCAAAATCAAACAAGCGTTCGGCTACCTCTGCTTGTTCTCCATATAACATAGCTGTCTTCTGAGCATCAGAAAGCTCTTCTCCGCGCATACGCCTAAGCCTAGCCTGATAATCGACTTGCTTTTGAAGAGCCTTATTCATGTCTTCAAGGAGATTGCTTTGTTTTCTTTTTTCCTCGGTGACTTGCTTTTGTTCTTCAGGAGTATTGTTATCGCCTTCAGCCATTTAAAAAGGTTCCTTTATTTGAAGGGCCACTTGATTTTTGTTGCTTTTTCAAAATCAGCTATAGCCTTCTCCAATTTATGTCTATTATTCAAAGTTTTTGGGTCACTTAGACCGAACTTTTCGAAGTCCTTGAGGTATCTCCTCTCATTCCCTAGGGTGCGAGCAAAGAGGTTCAATTGCTCGGATGTTCCCCTGATTTTTGTAACTGGCTTAAATCCCCCACCGAACATCGCCTTAAGGATAGTTTCGATCTGGAAGCCAAGGGATCTCAAGTATGATTCATCTACTGTTTCCGCATTCAAATCAATCTCAATGGGTGCAAATTCTTCTGTTTCATTGTTATTCATAGGACACTCCTCCGTTATAAATAGTTATAAATAATAAAAAAAAAGATCAAAATAAGCCAATACGTTTGGTCTATCTTGATCTATTTCTTGAACTTTCGGCTTGTTTCTTTTCTTCTTCGAATTGTTTCTGCAATCTTCTAATAAACCATCTTCTGATCATGATTGGAAGATTGTATACCTCAATGAAGCTCCAGCCACCATGATGCTTAAGAGAGAATATCTCTTCGTAAACACCTTCAATGTAACTACTGCTTAGGCCAAAAAAAGTCAGTGGTAAACGGTACCTCCAAGGCTTGTTCAAAACCACACTCACCGCACTCATAATGTTGCACAAGCTCAACATTAGGCATAATATTTCGGTAGGTTGTTCTCAGGAACTTGGAATCCAAAGCAGGCATATTATCCACAAACGAGTTAATTTCAACTGGGGTTCCATTGGAAGTAATGGACACAACGTATCCCTTGACCTGATCTGTCAACCCTAGTGGCGCTAGACGGTGCTTCTTTCTGGTAGCCTCTTGGGCTGCAAGCTTTCTTTCATCTTGACCTGTCTGTGGCTTTACTTCTACTACAGCGTTAGTCTTTGGAAGCGTAATAAGAAACGTCCCATTGTCTGTTTGCTCCGCATCGTATTGTGAGAGTTCTGGGTCGTTAACAACTGCTGCTTCCTCTAGGTCAAACTCTTTCTCTTCAACGTTCCCACAAGAAGGGCAAGATACTTTTGTAATATATTCTTCCCCATAGCCAGTAATTCTCGTTGCAACAACTAGTGCGTTCTTGTCACCAATGAGAAGATCTTCAACCTTGATACCTCTGTCGACAATCACGCCTTGAAGAAGTTTATCGATGGCAACGCCTTTCTTAAGGTAAGATTGATTAACGAGAATATCCTCATCCTTTGCCGTCATGTGTCTAATTTCGATTGTATCTTTGTTGTGAAGGGGGTGACCTTCAGCATAAAATTTACCTTTAGAGGGCAAATCGACGAACTCAGTTGGAACAACGTAAGACATTGCTTGGGTTGTATCTTGTTGGTGTGTGATCTCTTGAGGGGGGATATCTGTCTCGGGAGCAAGAGGACCCCCAAAGCGATCTTGGTTATTTCTAGAACTCATCTATACCTCGTTAGATTGTTTGGTATGATAACTATAACCCATTTTAAAAAAAATGTTAAGTATTTTTTGTGAAATTAAGATTCGCTACCGAGTGTTGAAATCTTTTTGTAATCGTTACCAGCAGCCGCTCTTCTTGGACCAGCATTATCGCCATCAGTATCATAAGTTGCATAATCATACTTGATTGTAACATCAAAGGACATGAGTTCGTCGGCGGTGTAGTCATACTCTCCGAAGTTGGCTTGGCTAATCCAAGCATTGAAGAGAGACCACCTATCAATGATGCCGCCGTCTGCGTCAATTGCTGTAATAAACAAATTCACAATTGATGATGCCTTGGAGATCGTTCCCTGTGAAGAGGGGCTGACTGCTTGACTGGGGAGTCTGTATCCAGAGGATGCCAACATTCCCATCAACAAAGCAGTGGAGTCTGGGTTGACTGCATCAACGACACTAAAAGAAACGTCTTGCCAAGTTAATCTTCCGGGGAAGTAAAAAGTGTGGTTCAAGTAAGAGTGAGTAGCCTCGCTGATTTGAAAGCTTGGGCGGCTTACCTTTGTGATTAACCACTTTTCAAACTTAACCCCATCCTTGGCAACATCCAAGATAAATCTATATTTTCTTTTTGCAGACGCATCTGAATTTGCCCAAAATCTTTTTTCTGCCATTGTCTTGTATTTCCTTTATAAAAGTTTCTTACACTAGTAAATAGTTACTAGTTTGTTTTTAATCTTCAAATCCTGCGCCAGAGTTTGTGATTACAAAATCGATTGCGAAGAACTCAACGGCTTTAGTTGGCTTCAAGAAGACTTTCGCATAGATAGTGTTTCTATCAATAAGGTCTGGTGTAGTCGTGGACTCATCGAGAACGACCTTGAAGGCGTCTAAACCAAAGTTATTCTTAATATTGTTCAAGAATGGATTAACTCTAGATAAGAAGTTATTCCAAGTTGATTGAACATTTGGTTCAAATAACAATGTAGAAGCGATTCTAGAAATTTCTTTCTTTACAAAGATCATCAATCTTCTCACGTTGATTCTATCCAGAGCAGAAGGTGTGATCTGAAGGGTCTTTTGACCAAAGATTACAATCCCCTCGTTCGGGAAGGTCGCGATTGGGTTAATGTTTGCATCGTAAAGATCGTCTCTCTGTTTGGAGGTTAGCTTGCTCCTTACCATTGTGACGGGGATTCCCGCTGCACCTTCGGTCAATCCACCTCTGCTGAACCCTGCTGGTGCGAACCAGAGGGCTGCCTCTTTTTCAGAGAAAGAAAGTGCTCCAAGAGCAGCAACCGATGGTGGTGCCCAAACTCCTCTTCCGCTGATTGTGTCTGTAACTCTGACCCAAGGATAGTAACTAGCGCCATAGCTCGAATTAAGATTACGAGATGTCATGGCGTTGACAACATCAGCAACGTGAGTTGTGGATATTCTATCTTTTTCTGTCTTATAATTCTCAGAAGCTGGGGTGTATCCTCCTCTAGGATCGATAATTGCCAGAGTATCTCCACGACCTTCAGCAACCTCAATCATACTTGTGGTGAGACCCTCATTAACAATACCGGGAGCAACAATAATATTGCTTTCGATAAATTCAGGATCGGCATACATGTCAATTGACTTCTTTACAGAATAATACATGGAGTATCCAAGTGGAGTAGCTCCCTCTGGTAATGCTCTTGTTTGGTTAAACGGCTCCTCTTCAGTGATATCAAACCCGTTGAAACCACCATAAAGAGGCGATGTGAATCTATCATAACCAGCATCCAAGACTGCTTTGTAAGATCCGGTCATGGCTGTGATTGAAGATCCGAGTGCTCTAGAGCCAGACTGATAATATACAGACCCAGTTGGAGCGCCAGCAGCCTCGCCAGAAGGTCCTCTTCTCGCAAGATCATCAAGAGAGAAATACCAAGAAGTTTGGCTTGTGTTGGCTACTGGTGAGAAGCCATCTGCCCCACCGGCTCCATTTGGTAATGTATATACCACATCCAAGTTACTTGCATCGAATGTCACCGATCCAGTTGCTCTGGAAAAAGATGCTCCGAAGTAAGCGTCGGTTGGATCTGACAAGTCTCCATCGCTTGCGCTGACTCTCAAAGGAATCTGCGGGAAACTGACGGATCCGGTGAATGGTAGAGAATCACCCTCGGAGGATAGCTGGACAACTCCAGCATCGATGGACCCTGTTACCGCACCAAAGCAGTTTCCAGCGGATCCAGAACCAGCATCAAGAAATGGTGCCACGTCCGTAACTGGCAAGCTTCCTGATTTGTGTTCTTGGCTGGTGACAAGAGAGAAGTCCTTTAATTTGACTGGTCCATAAACACCGAACGGGAGAAGCTCAGGGTTTGTTTGCGCTGCATCAACAGCAGATGCCATCTCTACGCGAACAATCTTAGAAACGTTAGGGTAGGATCCATACTCAGCCAATCTTAAATTTGTGGTGTCCCATTCAACAAACATGTCACCAATTTGCTTGGCGATATAGTTTGGTGAGTTGGGGTCCAAAGAAAGATTTGTATATCTCTCAACATATTTTTTAGCAGCATCAGTATCTCTTATGTCTCTAATAGCCAAGGTGAATGTTCCGTATGGATTGTTATCATTCTTGGAGTATCTTACATCTTCAATAGAGACTTTAAAAGTCCTATGCTCTTCCTCTCCAGTGGAAAGGGTATGAAGCTTAAACAGTTTGGTAATCGTGCTCAAGTTCTCGGGATTGTATGGAGGGTTCAAGCTAGCATTTTCAGCCGGATCTGCGCTGGCAGCAGTATTCCTCAAATCCTGCGAAAAGAACCAACCGGACTGGGCAGGTACTGTTCCGAATTTAAAATTACCACCATCAGCCATTACGGATCCATTACCAATTCTCATAATCACTCCGTAGCAATTTGCTCCAGCAGTGATGACTTCCCTTACATGTCTATCGTAAGACTGACCTAGGAAGAAGGTTGATGTATTGTCATTGTTAGTATCAATCAAGGCACTGTTTGTTTTCGTTGGGTTCGTATTGAAAACCTTTCTAATGTAATTTTGGGAAGAGGTATCGAAATTAAACACTGTTTCCTTGACGACATTACCCTCAGAAGCGACTGTTCTGTTGCCAGCCTTGTTGTATACTCTGATTTTAAATGTCTGGCTGGTATCCAGAGAGCAAACCATGACAGAAGAGCCTGTAACTTTTGTCGTACTGCCGAAACCGCCAGCAGATGTCCTAATAGACCCTGAGAGCGTTGGTCCTCCCTCGGTGCTATAAAAAGTAGCAGCCAAACAGCCATTGACTGTTTCTGTTGATAGCCCTGCTGCACCGGAATTGAAAAGGAAAAGCCCGTAAGCGCCACCACCATCTGGGGAAGAAGCGCCTGATTTCTTTGGCATATGCCAGCCTGCGGTTGCGTTGGTGTCGCTAACGTCTGCTTGGGGATCTTGATCTCCCAAAAGGCGAATGAATGTCAGAGGAGAATTGTTTTTTAACCAAGCTTGGGCAGCGTAAGCAGCAAAAGTAGGTGCAGTTGGGACGCCGCTTCTCCAAATGTCACTTGACTCTTGTCCCGCGACAGGGTTACCAAAGAGTGTGATAAACTCCGAAAATGATTGGACCTTTACTGGTCTATAGGCTGGTCCTCTTCTGGCGCGACCAATCACCAATGGTCCAATTGCATCTGAAGTAGCAGGCAATTGAGAGTTGTCGATTTCCTCAATGAAAACTCCCGGTGATACAAACTTGTAATCTCTTGCTGACATTATCGATTTCTCCTTTGAAACGTCTTATAGAATACGACGGTATTATTTCTTTAGTAAATAGTGTTTTGTTTTTTGAAAGTCCAAAATTATTCTCGATACTTGCCGTCCACTCCAAAGTTTTTCTTGTCATCTCCACCGGGACCACCCGTAACAAGGGGGTCATCCCATACAACATGCTCTCGCTGGATTCTGACTTGGACAGCATTCTCCCTAATAGAAAACCTTGGTGTCTTTTGGTTGTCTCCCTCGCCAACCAAATAAGCCAAAACTTCTATTTGAATAGAGGTTTCATACTTTCTCTCCTCCCCTTCCATCGCATCAAGGTTGTTTTGATTTGAGAAAGTAGAAGAGATAAAAGCCTCATATCTATGTCCATCCCTATCAACCACAAAGCTATTAATAAATCCGGGTCTTGTTACAAATGGCTGAATTAGCTCGTTCATCTGCTGCTGGTATTCAGTTCTTATTTTTATGTCATAATTAACTGAGACGTGTACAATCGGCGGGATGGATATAGTTTCATACACTACTTTATCTGTGGCTTTTCTAACAAAGTTAGGAGCACTAACGTTGGAATAGCGCCTGTTGGCATCAGCATTTGCAAAGTTAGAAGTTTTATCTTGCTTTATTCTTCTAGATATTACTATTGAGCCGCCTTTCTCTGGCTGTGTTTGCGTTGGAAACATGCCCCCATAGTACGCACCTTTGCGAGTGGGGTTTTTGTCAATGTTTTTTCTTTCAATAGTGATCGCTGGTAAGATTATGAGACCTTCTTTGTCTCTATACTCTTGGTTATTCTTAACCTGAAAGGATCTTTCAGCAGACGACCAAATAACGGGTACCTTTTTCCTACCCTCGTTGGTCAACGTCTTTAGGTCAAGATTTTCATTGATATAATCATAGATGGCATAATCAACCGTTTCAAGCGTTGATGGCGCAAAATCCAAATCATTGTCTATTGTTTTTTTATCTTCAGTTGGAATACCAGTGTAGTTAGACATATCTTAATCCTAATAAGCGTTAAAGGTGCCCTTTCTTGCTCGTTTGCAAGTGGCGGCTATCTCATATTTGTAATCTACTTGACCAAATAGCTGCTTAGGCTCGTTTAAGGTGACAATTTCGTAGTGAAATTTACCATACAAAACAAAGTCACCCTCTCTGACAAATAGGTTTTGGTCTTCTGTTAGCCTTCTCTTGTGGAAATAAATATTAATCGATGATCGCTTGTCGACTCCAAAAGAATTATTCGTTGTTTCCTGTCCTTCCCAGCCAATTAAGGCATAAACTCTGACTGGTGGAAGAAATGTTTTCTCTATAGCCTCTCCGTAAAGAGCGTGGAAGTTAGTATTATCGATACTTATTGGGTAATAAAGAACAGTTTGACCTATAACCCTCTCGATGACCTCATCATTGATCTGCTTGACTAAATTGCGCTCTTTCTCCCCAGTAAATAAGGGAGCAGGAGGATTAGTTGGTTGTGTCCATTTATTATCTGCCATTTATACTATCCTACAAATACTGAAGGGGGTATATTCTTCAACACGTTTTGAGAAGAGTCGCTGATATTGCTATCTTTCTCAGCAAGTTTTTCGTATGTAAGTTCATCAAGCACTGTTTTTAATTCGTCTCTAAGCGCTAGTTGCTCTGCCTTAGCTTCTGAGACAAGGGAGGGACCATTCAAAGTCACACTCTCGTTTGGAATTGGTATTGTCGCAAACTTGCTCCTAACTAATCCAAGCATCTCCTTTGAGAGAGCTAGTGCAAACCTCCTAATCCATTGCTTGCCAATTGAGTTAATTTTGTCATATGGAATATTTTCAAACGGAAGCGTATTAATATTGTTGACGCCAGTTGCTCCATCTTCTTTTCCTGCCTCCTCTGTCCATGGATCTGTCTGTACTGTAAATTCAACCCACATCTTTTTCGGGGAAGACTCGACTGGGCTTGGAAATATTCTTAAATTATTATCTTTCACTTCATATGAGAAGTGAGAGGCTCTGGTGTAAATTGCGTCTTCGAATGCCATTGCCTGTGCTTTGTTTTGCCATGTTGGTATAAGTTCGAAAGTAGAATCGTCCGAATATTGACCATAATAAGAGAGATTCCCCACTGTATTTAAGCCACCATAGTATCCATAAAACCTCCACATCGCATTGGGCGTTTTGTAATATACCTTTCTAATCGTTACCCTCTTATCTCCAACTTTTTCGAAGAAAGGATATGAAGTCTCAGTGGCAGCAGAACTAGATATGATATTTTGTAAATCATAGTCCTGCTGGCTTTTGACGGTATCAAAAGAAGCAGAGTATATAGGCGTTGCTCCTCCCATTCCTGCTTCGGTAGAGACAGCATCTCCAATTCTTTTGGGGTACTCAAAGCTGAACTTTGGGTACCTTAAAGCCACATTTGATCCGCTTAAAGAATCCGCAGAAATTAACTCTCCGTCATTATCAAATGATCCAGTGCTGGCACCGAGGACGCTGCCCAGCACATTCTTGGCTTGATGTACGTTGACAAGATATGAATACTCAAGACAAGATTCCTCGTATGCAGCATAGACTTGGTGCTCAGTGATTTCAATATCAAGTACATCCCCTCCAAGTTTTCTAAAAACATAAGCAACCTGATCTACTGCTCCAGTTACGAAACCCCGAAGGGCGTGGTGTGAGGATGCGTGATCAACATATACGCCGTATGGGAGCGGATTGCTCGTAGCGTTAACATTATCTGCATTTCCAGTTACAGGTAATCTAGAAACGCTAGTTGTGCTTGATGGTGTTAAAGTTGGGTAAGCCATTCATTAAATCTCCTAGACACAAGTGTATCATAGTAATTAGTTATTGAGTGAGGTTAAAGCAGTATAGAAATAAAAAAGCCCCGCCAAATTAATGACGAGGCTCTTTGTTTGTCTAAATCTTAGCGGGATTAGCCGTTAAGGTCGCGACAGATAACAAGACCATACATATCTGGTCTAACCATCTCTTTAGCGTAGCGTGTCATGACACCCTTACGAGGTACGAAGTCCTCTACACCGAAGATGGTTGGAGTTACTTGGAGTGGGACATATGGGGCGTATACATATCCGCTTTCGAGGAATGATCCACCTTTACGTCCAACAAGCACAACGTTACGTGGGAAGTAAGGATCCACATAAACATCAAACTTCTTGCTCAAAGATCCAACATTAACTGCTCCAACAGAACCGTTACCATAGTCGTTTCCAATGCTAGCACGGAAGCCAGCAGTGAACTCAAGAATGTTAGCAACTTCTGGTGAACAAACAACAAAGTTTGCTCCGCCGCGAAGTGTCTTTCTGTGGATTTGAGCAGAAACGTCATTAATGGTTTCAGCCAAAGTCTCGTACCATTCAGAAACAGTACCAGTGAAGTCAGCACCCATCAAGGATTCGTTATCCAAGTTTCCACCAATCTGGGCTCCGTTCTCTCTATTCAAGAAACGACCCGGACGACGTGACCAGTATTGAGTTCCAGCAGTAGCACCTTTGATAAGATCTTCAAGAATTTCTCTATCAATCTCAAGAGCGATTTGCTCAGAAAGAATGCTTGTAAGCTCAACTTCTGCATCAAGGTTGTGGTAAGCACTGAGATCTTGTCCCAATTCTGGAGTCCACTTAGCCTTGAGCTTCTTGGTCTTGGCAGTTACCGCAATGGAATCAACTTTGATGTTAATTTCTGGAATTGCTGTTTCATTTTCAAGTGCCCACTTAGGATCACCAACAACAGAACCAATAGCTCCGCCTGTAATGAAATCATCAGCAAGTGGGTAAACCACGTTGAAGTTGTTAGTATTGGCTTGCAATGAAGCAACAAGCTCAGTAACAGTCAAGGATTGACCCTTAAATGAACCAGTTGCTGCGTAAACCACTCTAAGCGCCAAGCTGGTGTTTGCTCCATCATACTTGTCTCCGGAAGATCCAGAGTGAACTTTGGTCAAACGGCGAATTTGGTAGCCAACTTCTGTGGTCTGACCACCAGTGTCCCGGAGTGGAAGTGATCCCGAGAATGCTACAAGATTCAAAAGATCTGCTTGTGAATTGTCACCTGCTGCTTGAAGTGTAATTGGGAAAGAAACAATTGCAGAACCAGAAAGATCTGGGTCAAAGTCAACAGCTTCGTCTACTTCGTAAGTTCCTGCGCCGACGATACCAGAAATAATGGTAGCATCAGCCTTGGTCCAGTCACCAGAACCAGTTGGGCTAGAGTAACCATTGTTCAAGCTGTAAGGTCCTCTTTCAAGGTTTCCATTACCGCCACCATCAAGAGAGATACCTTCACGGATTCCCTTAGCAACTTTTCCACCACCGTAGAGTGAACTATCGGTTGGGTATCCAAGCTTATCTGACTCAACTGTGAAGTCAAGGAAGAAGATGAGTCCCGATGGGAGGCTCATTGGTTGAACGCTGACGAGATCGTTAGCGATCAAGTTACCGAATACACGGCGAACGATTGGAAATGCAACGGATGCAAAACCTTCGACATCGGCACCAGCCATGCTGGATGCCTCACGCAACAACTCTTTAGCTTGGTTTTCAAGCAAACGAGCCATAGCGTCTTTTGATTGGTCACTGTTAAGTCCCTCAAGAAGTCCGGTGTTTTCCCACTTGTTAAGTAGAGCGGCACCTTCTTTCTGGAGATCACGATTAACAATA